AATGAACACGATAGAGTAAATAAATAGTGTACATTTTTATGAAACTGTGTTATAATATAATATCTAAAACAGGAGAAACAGTATGACAGTAAGTATTTCAAATGATACTTTATCTGTGCTCAGGAACTTTTCCAGCATTAATCCTAATGTTGTGCTAAAGCCTGGCCAGGAAGTCAAGACGATTTCAGAAGCAAAGAACATTCTTGCTGTAGCTGATATCGTTGAAGACTTTCCAGCAGAAATGGGTATCTATGATCTTAATGAATTTTTATCAGTAGTAAATCTAGTAAATGATCCACAACTTAGCTTTGGCGATAATCATGTTGATGTTGTTGGTGGTAACTCAAAGGTTAAGTATTTCTTTTCCGATTCGAGCATTCTTACCACACCTCAGAAAGATATCACAATGCCAGAATGCGAAGTGACGGTATCGCTTACTAGTGAAACATTATCACAAATCCGAAAAGCCGCATCAGCTTTAGGACATAGCGAAATGGCGATATCCGCTGTGGAAAATGGTGTAAATATTAAGGTATTCGACTCAAAGGACAGTTCAGCGAATATATATAATATACAGCTTGCAAATGATGCAGGTTACAATGACGGGCAGTTTGAATTTGTAATCAACATCAATAATTTGAAGCTGTTGGATGGAGATTATGAAGTTAATATCTCATCTAAACTTATTTCCGAATGGAAAAACACAACGAAACCAGTAAAATATTATATTGCGCTGGAAAAAAACAGTAACTATAACTCTCAATAGGAGAAAATCATGTCAGAAGAAGTAAACAACACAGAAGCTACTGAAGAAGCCGCACCGGTTCAATTGTCGCTTGCTGATCTTGCCGCCGTAGTTCAAATCATTGATGCTACAACCAAAAGAGGTGCCTTCGAAGGTGCAGAGCTAGAAACAGTAGGTGGAGTACGTAATCGCTTTGCGGCATTCGTAGAAGCTTCACAAAAAGCTCAAGCAGATGGTGAAGAAGGTGCTACCGCAACCGATGAGGCTGGTGAAGAAGTAGAAGTTGAAATTGACGAATCAGCTGAAGTAGCATAATCCCAACAAACATTAAAAAGAAGGCTTTATATTATGGATCGCAATGAATGTTCACGCTTAATCGAAGCGTTGAAGAAAGGTACTGTCACAGTAACCTTTCAAAAAATTGACTCTGATGAAATCAGGGTAATGCCTTGTTCTCTCAACCCAGCTGTGCTAGAAGCAAATGGTGTTAATTCAACCGTTGATGCTATTAGCCCAGATTCCGAACATTTGGCTGTATGGTCACTTGATAAGGATGCTTGGAGATCTTTCAGGGTTTCTACAGTTTTGGGTTGGGAGGTACTTTAATGAATGAATTTCTATGGGTAGAAAAGTATCGACCACAGCAAATTAGTGACATAGTCTTACCTCGTACAATCAAAAAAACTTTTGAAGACATTGTTAAAGGGGGTGACTTACACAATATGCTTCTTACCGGTACAGCTGGTCTTGGTAAGACTACTGTCGCTAAGGCGCTGTGTAAAGAACTAGATCTTGATTATATCTTGATCAACGGTTCTGAAGAAGGTAACATTGATACACTACGCGGCAAGATTAAGAAATTCGCTTCGACAGTTTCTCTTCAAGGTGGCTACAAAGTGGTCATTCTAGATGAGGCTGATTACCTCAATGCACAATCAACACAACCTGCACTTCGTGGATTCATTGAAGAGTTCTCATCGAATTGCCGGTTTATTCTCACGTGTAACTTCAAGAATCGTATTATTGAACCATTACATTCTCGTTGTACACCAATCGAATTCAATATTGCAAAGAAAGATCACCCAGCATTAATGGCTTCCTTTATGGAAAGATGCGAAATGATTCTCAAAGCAGAAGGTATTGGATATGACAAAGCAGTTATTGCTGAACTCATAATGAAATACTGTCCCGATTGGCGTCGTGTTCTTAATGAATTACAACGTTACTCAGCATCTGGTGTAATCGATTCTGGTATCTTGGTATCTCTATCTGAAGTAAATGTTGAAACTCTTATGAAGTCTCTTAAGGAAAAGAACTTCAAAGGTATGCGTCAATGGGTAGTAAACAACATTGATGTAGAACCAGCTGCATTGTTCAGGCAAATATATGACAACATGGGTAGCTATATCGAACCACAATCGATACCTCAAGTTGTTCTTATACTTGCTGACTATCAGTACAAGAATGCATTCGTAGCAGATCATGAACTCAATGTAGTGGCTTGCCTTACCGAGATCATGGCAGGAGTTCAATTCAAATGAACCCATTCGAATACATAAATGCAATCAATACAACCAAGAAAGATATTATGGTTGACGATATTGCAGAATCAAAGTACACACCTTTCATGGTCAATCGAAGCTTATCGTATTTTCCAGATACGGTATTGTTTGCCAATGAGATGAATATCAATCATCATCTTGACAATCGCCTTCAATTTGATTTTTTTATAAATATAGTTAAGAAGAAAAAACGATTCTCTAAATGGCTTAAACCTACAGAATTGTCTGATCTTGATGTGGTAAAAGAATATTATGGCTATAGCAATGAAAAGGCTAAATCCGTATTATCATTATTTACTAATGAACAACTAACTGAATTGAAAAAAAGGATATGCAAAGGTGGAAAACAATAACCAAATTCAAACATGGACGCCAGCAGACATGCTGGAAGTTACTCTCAACGAGCCTGATGATTTTCTTAAAATTAAAGAAACATTAACTCGAATCGGCGTGGCATCACGTAAGGACAACAAGTTATACCAAAGCTGTCATATTTTGCATAAGCAAGGTAGATACTTTATTGTGCACTTCAAGGAGTTGTTCCTATTAGACGGCAAGCCATCTAACTTAATTGAAAATGACATTGAACGTCGTAATACAATTACTACATTGTTAAGCGACTGGGGTCTAGTTGATATTGTTAATACTGAACAAGCATTATCTAGAGCACCACTACGTCAAATCAAAGTAATTCCACATAAAGACAAATCTTTATGGGAACTTTGTACAAAGTATAACATCGGTAGTTCAAACTAACGTTACTCTTTGTATAAATAAAAACGGACCGCCGGGTTGTCTGGGGTCCTATTACTAACCTTGCTTATAACAAAGGAGGTCAAAAATGACTAATGCAAGACTACACGTACCACGTTCACTTTTTCTAGGTTTCGAAGGTTTATTCGATGATCTGGAAAGGATTCATTCGTCCGCTCGTAGCGGGGATAATTATCCGCCCCACAATGTAGTGAGGATTGATGAAGAAAATTTCTTGATCGAGCTAGCAGTTGCCGGCTTTAATGAAGACGATCTAAATGTCGAAGTTAAAGAGGGTATACTAAAGATTGCTGGAGAAGCTAAAAATCAAGGGAATAAGGAATATGTACACAAAGGCATTTCGTCACGCAAGTTCGAGAAATCATTTAGAATTTCTGAGTTTGTAGTAATCGACGGTGCAGATCTGAGGAATGGTATACTTGTGGTGAAAGCCAGAGTAGAACTTCCACAAGAAAAGCGTCCTAGAAAGATCACAATCGGATCTACTGGGACATCAAGTGAACAGTCTTTTATCCAGGACTAATCAGGCGAAACTCAGTAGACTATCAATCTACTGGAGAATATCATGAAATATTTAAGCCAAGATTCGATTAATTCTGCTCGTGATAAGTGCAAAGTATGTGCACAAATCGCGGAGCTTACTGGTGCCTTTGCACTACCATTTATTATTATTTGGTTAGCTACAGTAGGCGTTTAGATTTAATCGATGTAACACCCGATGGGCAGCTTCGGCTGCCTATCACCAATAAACAGTGTACATTTGTTCTAAACTGTGTTATAATATACATCTATTACGTAAAGGTGACTATGAAATTCTATACTAATGTAACACGCTTCGGCAATCAACTTCTAGTTCGTGGCTATGACGGCACTCGTCGATATGCTGATAAGATCAAATATCAACCCACGCTATTTGTTTCAACCAACACTCCAACTCAATGGCGATCTCTATGTGGTCAACCTGTAGCTCCTGTGCTACATGACTCGATGCGAGATGCTAAAGAATGGATTCAAATGAACAAAGATGTCGTTGGTCGAAACATCTTCGGTAACGATCGATATATTTCTGCGTATATCAACGATGCTTTCCCTGGCCAAATCGATTTCGATCGTAACAAGATTAACGTAACAACAATCGATATCGAGGTGGAATCTGATGATGGCTTCCCTGAACCAGAACTTGCTGATAAAGCTATCATATCAATCACAACTAAAAACAATATCGACAACACATATTACGTGTGGGGTTTGCGTGAATACGATGTAGAAAATACAATCATGAAAACACATGATGTCGTCTATAAAGAGTTTCCCAATGAAGCTGAATTACTCATGGACTTTACAGACTTCTGGCGTGGAACCAATTGTCCTGATATCGTAACCGGTTGGAACTGCAGATTCTTTGATATGCCGTATCTAATCAATCGTACAGTTAAAGTTCTTGACAATGAATTCGTTAAACGCTTCTCACCGTGGGGTCTCATCGATGAACGACCGGTCACTCAGATGGGCCGTACTCAACAAGCATATGACATCAAAGGTATCTCTATTATTGATTACCTTGATCTATTCAAGAAGTTTGGTTACTCCTACGGTGCACAAGAATCATACAAACTCGATCATATTGCTCACGTTGTTCTTGGTGAAAAGAAACTATCGTATGAAGAACATGGTTCTCTACACACATTGTATCTCGAAGATTATCAAAAGTTTATTGACTATAACATCAAAGATGTAGAGTTAGTTGATCGTATGGAAGATAAGCTTGGCCTTATTACTCTATGTTTGACTATGGCTTACAAAGGCGGCGTTAACTACAACGATACTTTCGGTACAACCTCGATATGGGATTCAATTATCTATCGTGAATTGTTCGAACAAAAAGTTGCTGTGCCATTCAGCGAAGTTAAAATGAAATCACCATATCCTGGTGGTTATGTAAAAGATCCACAGGTAGGTCTTCATAAGTGGGTTGTCAGCTTCGATCTAAACTCCCTGTATCCTTCTCTTATTATGCAGTACAACATGTCACCTGAAACAATTGTCGATGGTGATCAGTACAATGTAAACATCGAATCATTAATCGATAAACGAACTACATTCGAAGGTACGGGTAAATCGATTGGTGGTAATGGTCAAGTATTCCGTACTGATAAAAAAGGTATCTTACCAGAAATCATCGATGGTATGTATACTGAACGGGTTGGTATCAAACGCCAAATGTTGGATGCTCAGCAAGCATTACAAAAGGCTGATAAAGATGATAAGCAAACGATATACAGTATCGAACGTGATATTGCTATTGCTGAAAACAGACAAATGGCCATCAAGATTCTTCTAAACTCTCTTTATGGTGCTCTCGGTAATAAGTACTTTCGATTCTTTGATCAACGCATTGCTGAAGCTATTACACTATCTGGTCAGCTATCGATCAAGTGGGCTGAGGTTGCTATTAACGATTACCTCAACA